CAGCGACCACTGCGCCAGACAGAACAGAGGCAATCCCTGCTGTCTGAATCCAGCAATAGTAGCTGGCAGTGACTGGTATGGTGGTAACACCGAGTGCGCCTGTCGTCATGGTGCCGTCACCGTCGATGATCTTTACATCCGTATAGGGATTGTAGGCAAGCCCGAACAGAGAAGAGGTAGTCAATGCCGTTCGGAACCCACCTGGGTCTGCGATGGTAACGCTAAGGCCAGTTGCGCCTGAAACTGCTGTGTTACTGGCGATACGATAGACCTCACCTTGGCCGGGGCCATCATTGAAGATGATGTAGCCGTCTTGGTATTGGTTCTTCGTGACGGTCAATGACGTTCCGCTGGTAACCGAAAGGGAACCAACAGTTGTCGCAGTTGCTGCAACGTCCATGTCGTGCGCTGCAACCGCTGCAATACCGTCTACGATCTGTCCACCAGTAGTGATAGCTGCCGAACTGTTCTTGGCGTAGTAGAAGACTCGCCCGTCGGGTGTGACACCGCGGGTTCCGACGGAAAGGTTGCCTATAGCAGAAGAACTTTCCTTCTTCTCATCGCCATAATCCAAATTGACTGTGCGTGGAAATGCCATTGTAATCCTCCAACAATATTATTAGATTTGCCTCGCCTAATAATTTACGAGGGATCTGATGCGTCTGCATAAAGGGTGACGATCCAAGATGCCAGGTACTCACCAACGGCGTATTCGCCGACGACGTTGAGTTCTGTGGCTCGTAGAGACTCGTCACGCTCAGGGCTGACATCCCATTCCTTCGACGTAACAAGAACCAGACCACCACCATTACCGGCAGCAAATGCTGCGCCCTTTGCGTCATCTGAGCTGTCGATAGAGATGTTGCCTGACTCATAGACATCCATGCCAAAGATTCGGCCTACGGTGTAATTCCGCAAAACCTCTTCGGCGATACCAGAACCAACAGCAGCCAGTGGGGTTGTACCACCCGGGACTGTTGGGGTGAATATGTCAACAAGGTCAAGAAGTACAAATGGGTGATGAACCGCTACATAGGGCTTCGGTGCAGGACCGCCATTAGCAAGCGATACACCGCTAAGGTCTGCCCATGCTGCAGCAAAGATACCAAGGGTAGCTGCTGCGCCAGCGGAACCCATTGTGTTTGTGCCGTCGTCGAACTGACCGGCCAAGTCCTGCTCACGCTTGGAAACCATTGCGTCACCAAGGATTCGGCCTGCTGCCCGGATGACATCCTCTTGGTTGTCTCGGACGAGCTTGTCAGTAACAACGATCTGTGCGCCAACTTCGGATGGGGTGAACTGCACGTTCGTATCTTCCATCGCCTGGGGGTTCACCATGTCGATGCCCTCAGAAAGCGCATTAGCCGTCACTGTCCCAAAGTAGGGAATGTTTACCGTAGATCCCTTATGGATCTCTTTACTGATTCTCCAAGAAAGATTGGAGATAACTTCCTTAAATTGTTCGGTATATCGAGCCTCCTCGATAATCGTTGGAATCGTATCTCCAAGGACGCTCGTTGTGTTAACAGCCATTTAATTCCTCCAGTGCCTACAAGCCCCTCGCTTTCCGCGCTGCCATGTAAGCCTCCCGGTTCGCTTGGGGATCTCTTGTATAGGCATCTCGTATTTCTTCGTAAGATTTTCCAACACCTGCTCCGGTTCCACCTACCGTCATTGTCTGCGGTGTCTCCGGATGCACGCTCTGTGCCTCTGAGCCCCTGTTCCCCAACTGCCACCTCAGCACCTGGACTTCCATCTGTGCCGGAGTGGTTGCTCCGTCAAGCGCACTATCAGGAACATTGGGGTGCTCCTTCAGCAGACGCCATTTTGTGTTTTCCAGTTCGAGAGCTGCAACACGATCCTGGCCTTGCTTACGCTCGTCCTCACGGACGGCTTCCATCTCCCACCGTTTGAACTCTTCCGAGTCCTCACCGAGTTCGATAGCCTTCTTTGCTGCATCCCGCTCCCGGGTTAACTCTCCTTCGCGCCTGCTGGCATTGGACTTAAACTCAGAGAATTGCTGTTGCAACTGCGTGAGCTGCTCATCTCTCTTCGCCAAGTCTGCTGCTGTTATCCCTTCCTGCACTGGCTCTTGCGGTGCTGTTGCTCCCCCGCCTACCTCGGTGCTTGGGACTGTCTCTGGACTTACCATTCTTTCCTCCGATTCGTCTGGTTGCTCTCCCCCTTCCAGGGTGCTACCAGGTTCTTTGGATTATGTAACGTGCTAATTAATAGCACTCGTAAAATAGTTTTGTCAATATTCCTACATCACGCTGCTTTATAGGAATCATTAAGCATTTGATTAAAGATAGCCCCGGCCATAGGGGTTAATGGCCTTGTTGGCCCGTATTCCCAGAATATGAGCGTGGCATCAAGCCTTGGGTTTCTTTCACGAAGCCTGCGTTTGCGCTCAGATAGTTGTCTATCCATACGACGTAATAACGGATTACTGCTTAAAGAGCGAACTAGATCGAGTTGCCTGAGATGCTTAGCCTTCTCTCTGCGTTCATGCAGTAAACGTGCTGAGGGATTCGAGCGTAGATATTCCTCTGTTATATTCCAATACGGACGGAGAACATCCCTATCGTGCAGCCACTGCCGAACCAATGCTGGGGTTTGCCTGTTCTTCATCGAATACGAGCGGACCTCTTCAGCGACTTCTGTACCAAACTTCTTCCTAAAATCCTTCAATCTCTCATCATACACAGCGTATTGAAATTCACCGTACTCATTCGTCAGGCTTTCGTCTGCTACCAATTCCTTTAGATAGTATTCCCGTGCCTCATCAAATGTAGGAATAAAGTCTCCGCGCTCTCTCATTTCTTGCCGATTAGACTCTAGGAGTTGCATACCATCGTCGTGTATTTCTATAACTTCTCCTACCAGCTCGGCATAGAGACTATTGATACCATCAAGTTCTATCTTAAACTCTCTAGCGCCTATACGGCCGGCTTGATAACGCTTGTGCAGAATATCAGCCTCGCTTTCCCACTTAGATCTGGCGCTTTCAAGGCCGTCGAGGTATTCAGCAATCTCCGGCGTGGTATCTCGTCCGCGATGATGCTTATCTGTAAGATCAACGAGACGTTCTAACTGCTTCGTTCTTCCAGTGATCTGTTCGGGAAGAGATACATCACCACGCCTGATTTCTGCCTTCTGATTCTGGTTGAGAATATCCCACGTTGGATTGAGGATGCCCTCTAAGTACATATACTCACGTTGCTCAGTTGATAGTCGCTTTTCTGGATAGAAGAAGGCAAGTTCAGCCCGCATATCATCCAACTGATCCCCAACATTGAGGGGCCAGGATCTCAGACCAATAAAGTCTGCTGCAGTCCCTGTTAGTCCTGGGCTAGGGTCATCATTTATTGCTGCCTCCAGCCAGAACGGCAACGTGCGCCCAAGCATATCCCGTGTAAGGAATTTTATTGGATCATTTACTGGCTCCACCGGTTCACCAAGAAATGTTCTTCCAGTGATAACATCCGTCCCCAGTGATGTTAGAGGGGGCATATTGGAACGCGCAAATTGAAGCATGAGGTTTCGGCTCAATTTATCCTCAGTCTCAAAAAGCTGACTAGGATCTGCTACTGCCTTGAACAGGTGACGCATTAAGGATATTGGCTTGCTGCCAAGGCCAACATCATGACCGTTAATCTCAACGGTCATAAACTTACCACCATCACCGCCCTTTAGCGAGGAGCGAGGATCTAGCTTTGGAGTCTGGCCGAGTGCTGCTGCTATACCAACATATGCACCAACAGACGCACCGAAGAACTTAGCCATTGACTTTCTGGCCTGTTCTCCACGGAATCCTCCCTGCGTCGCATCTACCATCAGCCCAGTAATAGCCCTAAAGTAGCGTGGAGCCAGCGCAAAGGCAGCCGATTCTATCTGGCGCTGGGTCGATTTAACTCCTAATGCACGCGAGCTGGTAACACCAGTGAATTTATTGGCAAAATCCACAACATCCTGAGCGCTCATCTCACCCATGTCCACCTTGTACTTAAACGTCTTGGCAATCTCAAGTCGAGCTACTGTCATAAAGACTTCAAAGCTGGCCTGAAAT